TTTTACTGTAGATACTACACAAGACGTTGTGGAAGATACACCTTTAGGTAATTCAATGAAATCTTATATAGTTGGTAGAGGTACTTATACAGCAAGTATTGATATGAACTTTGATGAAACAGATACAGCACAAACTAATCTAGTACAAGGTGCAGAACTTACATTTGCATTTTTACCAGAGGGTAATGCTTCTGGAGATAGAAAATTCTCTGGAACTGGTATTGTAACTGGAATGTCAGTAGGTGTTACATTAGATGGTGTTACAACTAGAACTGTATCAGTACAAGGCAATGGTGGTCTTACTATCGGTACTGTGTAAATGACAGAACAAAAAATTGATTATTTTGATGGTATTAGAGACCATTTCAGTACCCTTGACACTCAAATAATTGAAGTACCAGAATGGGATTTAGTAGGCGATAAAGCTATATTTTGTAAACCTTTCAATATGCTTGAAAAACAAAAGATTTTTAAAGGTGCTAGTGGCACAGATTTAATTGTTTTGATTGATGTTATTATTGAAAAGGCATTAACAAAAGATGGTAATAAAATGTTTAATGGAAGTCATGTTCTAGCTTTTAAAACTAAAGCTGATACCAATGTTATTGCAGATGTTGCCACAAAGATTATGGGAACTGGAAACACAGATATTGAAGATAATAAAAAAAACTTAGAAATGATGTAGAATTACATAATATTTTTGGGTTAGCAGAAAAACTACACAAGACAGTTTCCGAAATCTTGCAAATGTCAGTAGATGAGTTTAATATGTGGTTAGCATACTTTCAAATTCAAAGTGATGAACGAGAAAGACAAGAACGACTAGCAAAGGCTCAAAGATAGTGGCAACAAAACAAGTAAATATAGACATTATAGCCAAAGATAAGACCAGACAAGCTATGAGGTCAGCAACTGGTGCTGTTGATAAGCTAAAAGGTGCAGTTTTTAACCTTAGAAATGCTTTTATTGGTTTAGGTGCAGGGTTAGTTGCTAAAAGTTTCCTAGATACTGGTAGAGAAGTAGAAAATCTAAGGGTTAGGTTTAAATTCTTATTTAGTGATGCCAGAGAGGGTGAAAAAGCCTTTAAAGGTCTAGTTAAATTCGCAGGTCAAGTTCCATTTAGTTTGCAGGAAATACAAAGAGGTTCAGCAAACCTTGCAGTTGTTTCGAAAAATGCAGATGAACTCAACAATTTATTAAAAATTACTGGTGATATTGCTAGTGCATCTGGGTTAGATTTTGCAACTACAGCAGAACAAATTCAAAGAACATTTTCTAGTGGTATAAATTCAGCAGATTTATTTAGAGAAAGAGGTGTTAAGGCATTATTAGGTTTTGAAGCAGGGGTTAAGATTAGTGCAGAAGAATCAAGGAAACATATATTAACAGCTTTCAAAGATGGAACATTATCAGTAGTTGGTGCTAGTGATGAAATGGCTAAAACATTTGATGGTGTTATGTCTATGATAGGTGATAAGTTTCTTGGGTTTAAAATGACCTTAATGGATTCAGCACCTTTTGATTTTGTTAAATCTGGAGCAATGATTTTAGAACAAGAACTTGCTAAGAATTTCGGAAGTATTGAAAAACTAGCAGAAAGAATGGGTAAGGGGTTAGTTTCAGCTTTCCAAAGTTTTCTTCTAACTGGTGCTAAAGTATTCGATACCTTTCAACCATTGTTTTCTTTTCTCGGTAGATCAATGGAAAACTTAGTTGCTTATGTTAAAGGATTACCTGCACCACTCGATACAATAGGTGTAATAGGTTTCTTGATGTTAGGGGGTAAGGGTAAAGCAATAGTTTTTGTTATTGGTGGCATTTTAGATGAAATAAGAAGTGCTATTGGGCATACAATTTCAGCTATAGTTTTTTTACAAGAACAAACCAATAAGATAACCTTTTTTAAAACTCAAGAAGAAATAAAAAAAGCCAATGCCGAAGTTCAAGCATTAAAACTTACTGCTGAAAAACTAAAAACACCAATAAACGAAGTTGCAGAAAAGTTTGGTGAAGCAGGGGAAGTTGGTAACACACAATTTAGTGCAATTAATAGCTTATTTGATGAAAATGTCGAAAAAGTTGGTAGTGCAACTAAAGCAATGCAGAAATTTCTTAATAAAATCAATGAAACTTCAGTAGCAAATAAAAATTTAAAAGAATCAATAGATGCTAGTGGTTTTATGAGTACAAGAAGTGCAGTTGGTTCAGAATTAGCTACTGGTTCAGAAACAGAATTTGGTGATGCTAAAGGCATGAAGATGACTGGTGATATAGATGCACTTCAAGCCATTGCTGATATAGAAGTTGCAGTAGCACAAGCAACAGCAGACAAAACACTAGAAATAGCAAAGAAAACTGCATCAGATCAAAAAAATCTAAGACAAACATTTATAAATGAACAAACTGCAATAATGAAAGCAGGAAATTTTCAAGAATTAAAAATGGTTAATCTAACCGAGCAACAGAAAAAAGATACTTTAATAGCAGGTGGTAAGCAGGTTTTAAATGCTATGGCACAAAATAACGAAAAAGCATTTAAATTAAATAAAGCATTTAATATGGCAGAAGCAATAATGAATACTGCTACTGGTGTTACTAAGGCATTATCTACTGGCAATATACCTTTAGCTATTTTGATAGGTGTATTAGGTGCAGTTCAACTTGCTAGTATAAGTCAACAAAAATATCAAGGTAGACGTTTGGGTGGTCGAGTTAATCAAGGTCAGCCATATATGGTTGGTGAAGCAGGTGCAGAATTGATAGTGCCAGATAGACCATCAAACGTAGTTCCAAATAATAAGTTAGGTGGAATGGGTAAAGCAGTAACAGTAAACTTTAATATAAGCACAGTAGATGCTAGAGGATTTAACGAATTATTAGTTAATTCAAGAGGTACTATAGTTAATCTTATTAATAGTGCTGTAAATGAAAAGGGTAGAATGGCTATAATATGAGTGGAGCATTACCAAATACAAACTTTATTTCAGTTAATCTTTCAAGCAATCAAAAGACTTTGTTTTCTGAAACCGATAGTGGAAAAACATTTCGTAGACAAGTTCAAGGGCAAAAATTTAGTTTTACAGTCCAATATCCACCTATGAAAAGGTCAGAATTCGCACCTATCATGGCATTTATAATGAAGCAAAGAGCCAGAAAAGAAGATTTCACAATAACAATGCCAAGCTATTTAAATGCTTTAGGAAACGAAAGTGGAACTTTATTAGTTGATGGAGTTCATGCAGTCGCAGATACAACTATAGCTATTAATGGATTTGCAGGAGATGGTGCAGGTAGATTAAAAGCAGGGGATTTTATAAAGTTCGCACATTCTAAGGTTTATATGGTTGTAGAAGATGCAACATCATCTAGTAATGCATCAACAGTAACAATAGAGCCACCTTTAAGAGAAGCATTAGCAAATGATAGTGCTGTAACTTATGATGCAGTTCCATTTACAGTACATCTAGCAAGTGATGTTCAAGAATTTGCAACAAGCGAAAATGATGGTGATGGTAACTTATTATTTAGTTATGAGTTTGATGTAATAGAAAGTTTGTAAATGGCTAGAGGTTTAACAAGTGCAGTCAAAACAGAACTAGCTACTGGAAATATAGAGCCAGTTGTTTTAATAGATTTTGGTTTCGCAACACCAATATATTTAACAAATGCAAGTTTCAATATAACTTCTGATATTTCTGGAACATCAAGAACCTATTTATCTAATGGGCATTTACAAAGTATAACTGGGGTTAGTGAAACAAATAAACCCTCAAAGAATAGTTTATCTATAAGTTTATCAGCAGTAGACCAAACATATGTGGCTATAGTTCTTAATGAAAATATAATAAATGATGACGTTCATATTTATAGGGGTTTCTTAGATACAAATTTAGCTTTAATATCAGACCCATTTTTATTGTTTTATGGTACAATTAACAATTATAAGATTACCGATAATACAACGAGGGCAAATTTAATTCTAACAATTACATCACATTGGGGAAATTTCAGCAAAACAAGTGGCAGGACAACCACCGATAATTCCCAAAAAAGGTTCTTTAGTGCTGATAAAGGTATGGAATTTTCTGCACTCACAGTCAAAGATATTAAATGGGGTAGAGTATGAGTATACATTTATATCAAGCTGAAAAGAAAGATTTACAAACAATTTGTGATTTATTGATAAATTTTAAAGATGAAGATTTAGTTGATTTAGATTATCCAGAAGTAGACGAGCCTAAATTAAAAAACTTTATTAATGCGATATTACAAAAGGGCAAAGTAATTTTATTAAAAGATTTGGATTTAGACCAAGTTATAGGTTGTACTATTTTTCACAAAACAGAATATTGGTTTAGTAAAAGTGAATGTATTCATATTCATACAATTTATGTTAAGAAAAGTTTTAGAAATTTTAAATTAGTTACAGCTTTAGTTGATTCAATTAAAAAAGTCGCAAAAGGTTTGCCAATGTATTTATCGGTAACATCTGGTTTACATATAGACCCAGTATTTCAAAAACTTGGTTTTAAAAATTTAGGCTCAAACTGGAGATTGAATTAATGTGTAATCCATTTGAGGAAATAGTAAATGTAGTTGAAGATATAGTTGATGGTGTTGTTGGTATTGTTGAAGATGTTATTGGGTGGATAATACCCATGCCAGAAATACCAGATTTTTCACAACAAAATTCTGAACAACAAGCAAGAGGGGTTTTAGTTAATAAATTTACTGCAAATGGTCATATTCCTATTGTTTATGGAACAAGAAAAGTTGGTGGTCATGTAGTTTTTTTAGAAACATCTGGAACAGATAATCAGTATTTATATATGGCTATTGTATTAAGTGAGGGTGAAATAAATGATATTACCTCAATACAAATAAACGATAATACAGTTACATGGTCTGGGGATATTGCAGATAATTCACAAATAACTGTGGCTAGTAATGATGCTAATTTTTATGATGGAGCAAGTTTAATAACCTGCGAACCTCATTTTGGTTCTGATAGTCAAAGTGCATCAAATTTATTATCCACCCTAAGTTCTTGGACAAGTAACCATAGATTAAGGGGTTTGGCATATCTTGCTATTAGATTTGAGTGGAATCAAGATAAATTCGGCTCATTACCGAGTGTTACAGCGATAGTTCAAGGTAAAAAGGTATATAACCCCAACTTAGATGGAACTGTTACTGGTGGCTCTGGAAGCCATAGGAAAGACACAAGTTCAACTTGGGCATATTCTGATAATCCTATATTGCAATTATTAGATTATTTAAGAAATGA